TTTAAAACGTTTATTATAAATATATACATATCTCTAAAATTTTAATCCTTCTCCACAAAGATTTAAATCTTCTTTAAAAGGACAAAACCCACAATTCCATTTAGATGGGGATTTAGGATAATTGATTTCTTTTATTTCTCCACTTGATACAAAACATTCTTGTATAAAATCTTGTATAGCCTTATTTGCCCTATTTAATTTAATTCTACCACTTGGTGGTTTAAAGGTTTGTACTCTATATGCTTGATGGGGAGACTTAATATTTTCATCATCCCATTCTAATACTTTTCTTTTAACAATAAAAAATTCAATATCAATTTTGTCTACTGAGACATGATACTGTTCAGCAAAGAATTGTTTGTAAAGTAATAATTGGAATTGTTTATCTTCATTCTTTTTATCCTGTTCTTTCCAACCACGAGTACTAGTTTTAATATCTATAATTTTAAACTCTTCAGTATTTTCATTATATAATACTATATCTAAATATCCTGTATAGAGTACATTATTGTACATTTTATTAGGGGCGATAGTAATAGGTATTTCACATCCTACTAAATGCCACCCTCGTTTAGAAAAATATTTACTTCGTTTTTTCTTAAACCAATTTAATATAGCAACACCATCTTCAAAAAACTCTCTCATTTCTTCAGCAGAAGAAAAATGCTCATTATTATTTGATTTATACTGCTTTTGGTATTCGTTAATAAAATTAGTTTGGAAATTATCTTCTAAATCAATTCTATCAGCTTCGGTAGCAGATTTATCATACATTATAGTAAGGTATTCTTGCATTGTCTCATGTATTGCAGTACCAAATACAGTATGAATTGAAGAGGTAAATACCTTTATCTTATCCTTATATTGGAGTTTCCATCTATGGGGACAAGACCTAAACAATGACATTTGAGAATAAGATATATTCTTTTGATATGCAAAGTTTATAGGTTGAGGAGGATTATTTTTAATTTCCTTTACTATTTTAGGGATTTTTTTAGGCAAAATTATTTTTTAAGTTCAGCTTTTAGTCTTTCAACATATAGTGTGGCATCCATTAACTCTTCCTGCAAATGATTAAGCCACTCTTGTAAGTCTAAATCATCTCGTTCTAATGTAGTATTATATTTTTTAATACCGGTTTGGGAACGTTGTTCAAATTTAGCTTTAACTAATTGAACATAGACATCCTTTTTAAGTGGTTCCCTAAAAGGTCTAGATTTTATAGTCTTACCCCCATCAGGTGATTCATAAATAAGAAGAGTATCATGTCTAACTTCTATATCACCTGGGTATCTAGTAAAAGTAGGTGAGGTTGAATTTGATTTCCAATATAAATCATTTTCCATTTCTTCAAATTTTTTCCTTGAATCACCCATTTACTTGTTGTTTTGTAGTGAAATATCTATTTAAAGATTCAATTTTATCATCCGCATCTACTAACATAGTAAGTGCTTCATTGGCATTATCATAAAAATCCTTTGTTGAGTGGTCTCCAATACCAGCTGGGGATTCACTTAATAAATTAAGGGTTAAGATGGCTTTGTTGCGTTCTGCAATTGCTTGTGACATTAGCATATCAAATAGTTCCTGTTTCATATAATTGTTTTATTTGGATTATCATTTTATTCATTATATCTATACGTTTTTCCCCATGTAAGAACATTAAATCTTCTTTATTAGGGGGGATTTTAAACCAGGGTCTAATTTCTCTCCCGTAACCATTAAACCCCAATTCTTGATATATTTCATTTATAGTCTCCAATGTACCATTAGTATATACAAGAGGCAAGCCATTATAAAATTCTTTACTCCAAAGTAAAGGATTTAATAAAGTTTCTTCATGAAAAGGAGCATAATATGCAGTATTTTTTAATATAGTTGGGTGAATACACATCCAATACCATTCTTCTAAAAATTCTATATTATTTCTTCCTGCTAAAAAATAACCAGTTTGCCTATATCTTTGGTCTAATCTATTATATTGGTTTATTTTAAATAATTCGCAAACTGGATGTTCTAGGGTAGTACTTAAGTCATTTCTATCCATTGCCCCTCCTCTTCCATTGTGATGAAGCCAATCATATATTCCTTCACCAAAATAAGGGTAAAGTGAGTCCTGATTATAGTAATTAAAAATATTATCAGCATAAGGGGTAGCTATAGAATCACTATCTATATAGGCTACTACATCAGCAAAGTTTTTTAAAGCATGTATAGTGATTAAAATTTTTTGTATTAAAATATTATATATTTCACTACTTCCTCTATTAATATAAAAATTATTATTTTCATTTATGTATCTATTTTCCGTGTTTTCTAGATTTAAATTCCAGTTAATAGTAGTAACGTTAGTTATATTACACTTTTTATTACTATTAAGTAAATATAAGTAAATAGGTAAATTACTGTATTGTCTGATGGATTTGATACAAGTGCATACTATATCAAAATATTTTTCATTAGCATGGAGAATATAAGCTTTTTGAAGGCTAGATTCAAAATTTTTACTTATATAATACCCATAATATTGATTTTTATATAATAATTTTAAATTAGGGTACCTTTTACCCATTATTTCAGGGGTTAAATCAGGTTGGTGGTGGATTTCATATAAATTATCTTCATGAACTCCTTGTTCCATTTGGTAAGGAACAGCTACTAAACAATTTTTGTTTTGAGATGTAATTTGATTAATTAAGTTTTGGGCTTCTTTTATCTGTAAATGTTCTAATACATCTCCTAAAATAATAAAATCATAGGGGGAAATATCAAAATTAAGAATATTTTCTACAAAAACTTTATCATATTGGGAAATTAAATTATATTTTTCAATATAAGGTTTAAATATTTCTACACAATCTAATTTATATCCAAAGGGTTTTAATAATTTAGAATAAGTACCTACACCCGGCCCTACATCTAATATTTTAGTAGAAAGTGGTAAATTACTCTTTAAATATTGTTGAATTTCTTGTTTAAAAAAATCAAAACTTACCGGCATAATTTTTTTGCTTCTTTATCTTCAATGCCTAATTGAGATAATATCTTTATAACTTCTTTATCACCTAAAAGCTGTAAGTATTCTTTTATTTCACGAGTTGATAATTTAAAGTAATCGGTTAAATATTGGATTAAGTCTTTATTTCGTTGTTTAACCGTTGATTTAACGTATTTACTCCACTTATTATTTTTAGGTATATATTCCCTATAAATAGAATATATTTGTTGTTTATCTGTTGGTGGTAACGATTGTACCTCGTTTACTAATTCTAAAAAATCAGGATTCATACTAAGGAACCTATGTACCATATAAGCATTAAATTCATCCCAATCTTTATCAGTAAATGAATCAACAGATGATTTTTTATAATTGATTTCTTTTAACCAATCAAATAAGTTCATCTGCTAATTCTTCTCTTAATTCCTTAGGTACTGAATCAGTTAATATTTTTTTACTAGTGGGATCAAAGAATACAGGAATGGGCATTAAAGCATCTTCATTTGTACCTGTTACAAACTTGGATACAGTACGTAAAATAACACCTTGTTGGAATAAACTCCCCCCATCAAAGTTTTGTACTGCTTTAGTATTTTTTAGGTCAATATTTAATTGTGGTTGATCTTGCATTATTTATTATTTATTAGGTTTTGAATTAAAGACATTAAGTTTATCTCTTTGTCTATACGGAAATTTGATTTATATAAATGTTCATTTATTAAAATAGCAGCTGTTCCTTCTTTATCAGGCATATATTCTGAAGCGTTATCATATAAAAATCGGAATAATTCTTCAAAGTCGTCAACGCCTGAATCTGCTATGATTTGTCTTATATTTTTAAAATTGCCTTGTTTTAACTCTTCAAGCACAGAATTCATATAACTGGATGAAACAAGTAGATCTTCGTCAAGTTGTAGAGTACCATCTATAGTACTTGCTTGAATGGTATTTAACATTTTACGAATGTCAGGATAATACTTGTTTACTAATTTTCCTATAGCTGGAAGTTCATAACCTATGTTTTCTTTATCACATATACCTGCTATATGAACTGCTACTTCTTTTTTAGTCGGTGGCGTAACCTTAAAGGTTTGACAACGTGATTGTATTGGATCAATAATACGCTCTACAAAATTACAAGTTAAAATAAATCTTGTACTACGTGAAAATGTCTCAATTACATTACGTAAAGAAGCTTGTGCTTGAATTGTTAAAAAATCAGCCTCATCTAGTATTACTACTTTTAGTGGTTTGATGCTGGCAACAGATGCGAATCCTGATACTTTATCTCGAATTGTTTCAATACCTCGTTCATCTGAAGCATTGATATATAATGAATCACAATCAAGATTGTTAACTATAAGTTTAGCAAGTGTGGTTTTTCCTGTACCCGCACTACCGTAAAACAAATAGTTTTGAATATCATTTTGTTTTAGTTGTTTGTCAATAGATGATTTTAATGTAGCATTACCAACATAATTTTCTAAAACATTTGGTCTATAACGTTCGTTAAGTAAGGTATGTTCTTTTTTAATATTCACCGTATATTGAATATCTTCTTTCTGGTTCTGGTTCTATAATTTCTTCAGTGGTCGATACAGCATACAACTCGCTTTTTAGGGGGGCAAGCCTATATTCACCTTTAAATCCTGTTTTTATCATATATGCCTCTAAAGTATCGGTTAAAGTAGCATGTACCGGCCCATCGGGTTCATTTGCTACTAAACGCCATTTATCACCAGGCGGTACTCGCCTGGCGATAAGAACGTTTTCTTCAATAATATTGATTTCTGGATTATTTGCTTTCATTTACTGAAGCTTTTCTATAATCCGTTACCAATTTCTTGATACTACCAATAGCTTTACGAGCACGTTGTGCCCCAGCTTTAGTAGTTGAATTGTGTTCATCTACAAATGTATTGTAGAGTGCATCAATTTGCTCGAAAATTTCTTGCTTTGTCATAATTAATTAAATTTAAATTTACATCATCCCCATCATGGGATCCATTGGTTGTTGTTTATCTTCTTGGGGCTCATCTACTACTGTACATTCTGTAAGTAGTATAGTGCCCGCTATTGAAG